CTTCAAACGTCGTATACAGGAGATCGAGGCAATCGGTATCGAAAGAGACCTGGCCGGTCTCCCTGTGATCCATGCCCCGGAAGGCTTCCCGATCTGGGACGCCGATGACCCGGAGGCCACGAAAGTATACGCAACGCTCGTTACGATGGTAAAAAACATCCGCAGGAACGAGTATGAAGGCCTTGTGCTTCCGGCTGGATATGACTTCCAGCTGACGAGTACAGGCGGGACACGGCAGTTCGACACGAATGCGATCATATCCCGATACAACGTCAGCATTGCCCAGACGGTGATGGCCGACTTCCTGATGCTCGGGCATGAGGGAACCGGCTCCTACGCACTGAGCGAGGACAAGACGGAGATGTTCAATGTCGCGATCAGCACGTTCCTCGATATCATCTGTGAGACGTTCAACAATCAGGCCATCCCGGCACTGATCGATCTGAACGGGAGCCATTTCAATGGCGTCACAGATTATCCCGAACTGACACACGGCGATGTCGGAAATGAAGACATCACGAAGGTCGCCACATTCATCAAGGATATGTGCGGTGTCGGAATCCTGATCCCGGACGAGAATCTGGAAGACTATGTCCGCGAGATGGGGCACCTACCGGAGCGTTCAGAGATGCCGGATGTTCGGCAGCCTGACCCGGCCAGAGAAGCCCAGCGTAGAGCCCCTGAGAGAACGACAGAGCCAGATGTGGATCCGGAAGAGAATGAGGATGAACAGGTGGACGAGGATCCTGTCGTAGAAGAGGCAAAGAAGCGCCTGGGGAGGTGAAGCCTTGGCAATCATGATCGACCCGCGGCGTGGAGGCCGCGTGAGTGTGAAGAAAAGCGAGGCATCGCAACGGGTGCTCGATGCTCTGGATAAATACATCGAGGGCAATTTCAGTGAACCGATGAAATGGATCGTCGGCCTCTGGCGTGATCAGGCTACAGTACTGACCTACGGAGAGCTGATGTCGATCGATACGGATGAGGATCTCCCGAAGAAGATCTTCGATGATTGGTTCGGGGATTATTCCAGATTCATCGCCCAGAAGATGACGCCGATGTGGCAGGAGGCCATGATCGCTGCAGTGAAAGACAATCCGCTGTTCGCCGATGTCGGAGAGGGATTCGACACTGCCGACTATTACGTACGAGATTGGATGACCACACGGTCCGCCAATCTCGTTACTGCCTGTCTCGATGAACAGAGGCAGGCAATCCGGTACATTGTCAGCGAAGGCAAGGCGAACAAATGGAGCACATCCGAAACGGCCAGATACATCCGGCCTACGATCGGGCTCACCGAGCAACAGGCCGCAGCGAACCAGAAATACTACAACACGGTCAAGGAGCAGACGAGGGAGAATCACCCGAGGATGACAGACGAGGCTGTGGAGAAAAGCCAGGGAAGCTGCCGGCAGATATGCAGCTAGGCAACAGCGCACCAGAGCCGAGACTATCGCCCGGACTGAGATGGCCACGGCCTACAACGAAGGGAATGACCAATATGTGCGTCAGGCGATGCGCAGAGGTCAGATGCCACGGATGGTGAAGGTTTGGTCGACAGCTGATGACGGTCATGTATGTTCAGCGTGCGAGGATCTGGAAGGCGTTGAGGTCGGAATAGATGATGAATTCAAGGTGACGGTCGGGAAGCGGGTGCACAGAGAAGTGGCCACGCTCCTGCCTCCGCTTCATCCGAGATGTAAATGCGCGATTATGTATGAGGAATCAGGTGAAGAGGTTGACGTTTCAGAGCCGGCAGAGGAAGAAACTCAATTCATGGCATCATTAGCACCGAACGACTGGTCAGAAACGGAAGCAAATGATATCACGAAAGAGGAAAAAGCAGAACTTATCGAATATGCAAAGTCGAAAGGTGTGTATGCAAAAGACTTTAGTAGATTCGATGGGGATCCGGAACTGTTAAAAAGAAGTATAGATACTGTGAGCAGTTTGATTGAAGAATATCCAACAGGCCGAAGGGTGACAATTACGTCAAAAGCTTTGCCGGAAAGTGACTTTGGTGAGACAAAAAATAGAACTATAGTCATGAACACGCTGGCATTAAGGAAAGAAGACGTAACCATTCGAAATATCGGTAATGATAATTACTTCGCATCTTCAAAACTTGAAGATCTT